TGTGTAAGCAGCTTGCTTGTAGTCCATGAGATTACCTACCTCCACACCATGCAGAACACGCCCTTTACGGCCCCCAGAGGCCTCTGAGAAGGCCGAACGCCCTGCCCTGTGTGTATGACCTGAGATGACATTCTTACCATGCCTACGGGCTGCTTCTAGGGCTGATAGACCCCCTTGTGGTTTTATAGGTGTGTGATCTCCATGCACTGCAATCCAGTTAGAAGCAATGGGCATAGGGTTCTTGTGGAAGGTAATGCCTAGTTCATCGAACTTCATAAACTTCTCAAAGCGAAGCTCTGGCAATGCACCGAAAGCAGGCACTTTAGCCATAATGATGTTATACAGACGATCTGTGTGATTACTACGGATGCAATCTGTCACGCCTAAGTCCCAAAGAAGCTGCACAGCCTCGTTGCGATCATCATCTAGGGTCTGGGCGTAGCTGCCCATGCGCCCTTCCTCCCACTTGCTAATCTGTGGTAGGTCTATCTCATCGCCTATTGTGACTACTTGATCTGGCTTGAACTTTGTGATGAAACTGGCAAGGTTACGAGTTGCTACCCTGTCATGATATGGGACTTGTAAGTCCGATACGATCACGATTCGCTTAATCGTCATCCTCATCCACGTAATCGCCTAACTTCTCTGGCGGTATGCCATCAGGCAAGATCCAATGAGGATAAGCCTGTGGCTCTGTAATCATGAACATGGCAACATCCTCTGCAAAACCTGCACGCTTTAAGCTGCAAAAGTATTCATAAAGCCCAATGCAGTAAGCATCTAGTTTTGAGTAGCCTTGCTCCTCTAAAGCCTTAGTTGCTTTTCTTGCCATGACAAAATTATCGCTTCTCTAATAGTGAGATGATTGTATCGACACGCGCTTCCAGTCTATTAACTTGATCGCGCATTGACGATCCAGAGTTAGGTTTTAGTTCGCTGAGGTAATGCTTTACTAACCATTTGACTGAGCCAATAAATGAACCAATAACGGTCATCGCAGCTACAGCGAGTGCAGCTGTGTCCTGCGGACTCATTACTTTTTAGGCGAGGCATAACCAAAGATGCCTGATAGGACAGCCCAGAGAATTGCTCTGTAATCTGCCTCGAAGTTAGATGATGCCCAAGCGGCTAGAAATGCGCCAGCGGCTAGGTATGCAGGGTGCTTGATGTTTTTCATTATTCTCCGCCTAACATAGGTATCTGAAAAAAAGCCCCATCATTATCAGCTTCTTTCTTAAAGCTGACATGCATGTGCTTAGTGTGCTTGTTAGCCCCTGTGTAATTGCGCCACTTCCAGTTAAGGATGTGGGAACAGATTTGTCCATCGAATATGATGTAAGCAATACGCTTGTCCGCTTTTGACTTTGATAAGGCACGAAGCTGATCTGCAAGATCGCCCATGATGTCTGGCTTTGATCCCTTAAATAAGTCACGATCGATGTCGATGGCACGAACCCAACCTTGCCCATCTGGATTATGATCAGACTTGCGAGAAGCGTGTCGGGTATCACCGATCCAGCCATCCGATGTGCGGTCACGATCTGGGAATGAGTCATCGCACTGTTCCCGAAGTTGGATTGCTGCTTTACTGAGCTGGAGTTTCATCTTGTGCTTTGATCATTTCGTCATAAATTGATTTCAGCATTGAAGTAAATTCTCCGTTACCGTGGTCAATCAAAATGTGTTGAGTAGTCTCGCCCGTAATTGGGTCTGTGGCTTCAATGTTTTCGGTTTTCATAATTATAACTCCGCACTTAATCCTAGATATCCATTTGCTGAATTGTTCGATCTAATGAAAGCACCTCGAGATGCTGTGGCAGTAGCTGCATTAGTACAACCTAATTCTGCCATCTGTGTGGTTGCATTACTAAGAACGATTGCAGAAATGGCAAGGTTGTAAGAACCAATATCCGAAATAACCAGCGTGCTGAAATCGACACCTGCTGCTGGCTTGGCGCGCATTGTGACAGGATATTGAACAAAAATCTGCGCATTAGTAGTTGATGTGCTTATACCTTGACCAAAAGGGCTGTAATTATCAATAGCGTTCCAACGCCAATAATATCTCTGGCACATAGCCAATTCGTTTTGAATACTGCCGCCGCTTGCAGTCTGGAATGGCGTCATTTTACTGCCGTACTCAGCTTGCACACCCCATATGCTAAAAGTGTTAGTTTGAATACCTAATGACCCAGTTCTAGCATTAAAATCTGATCCTGCCGATACCCACAAATCTAGTGCTAAATAATCACCACCTGAAGTTCCTATTGTTTTTCCAGAAATTGAAGGTACAGCAACAGTCACAGAGTATCTAGCCCATAAGGTAGAAAGTGTGACTTGACCTGCATAAGTTGTTACACGTGCGGAAGGACTGCCACCTGTGCCAAATTGCTGATCTAACTCAACAGCAATTTTAGGCGTGCCACTTGCTGCCTTTGCCCAAAAAGAAAATGTGGCAGTTTGCCCTGCAAAAGTTCTTACACTTTCAATTCTTTGATCAAGTCGAGTTGAAGTGTTAGTCAAAGTTTGACCTGTTGTTTGCACATCAATGTAATTTCTTGCTTCGTACCCTGCAACGGGAGCAGCACCCAAAGTAAAAGTTTGCGCGGTATAAGTAATAGTCCCACCGCTGCCCGAATTCAGCCATCTATCAAATCCATATGATGTGACTGTGCCTGCTGAAATACTTGTGAAACTTCTTTGATTTATTGTGAAATCACCATTTACAATCTTATTTTTTCCCGCTTGACCATAGCCGCTATTCCACAATGAAGTGTCAATGGCATTGCCCAGTGTGCGCATAGCGAGTGCGCCATCTCGGACGAGGCTACTATCGTCTGGTTCTGACCAGCCATAATTCGTTGAGGTTGCCATAGTGTTTCCTATTCTATCTTATCGATTGCGATTGCAGGGTCATTGAAAGTCTACACAATCGATAGATCGGTAGCAGAAATAAACAGGGTCATGTCCATAGTGTTGGGAGTAGAACTTAGGCTGATGCCCTCAGTAAAGCCAGAGAAAGACCCACCAAAGAAATTAGATGGCAGGTTAGTAATAGTCACTGGGATTCCAAAGGCTAAGAGCAGCAGACGCGCTCTAGTTTGACTAGACATCGCTGGGTTTGTAAGTCTAAAAGTAACAGCTTCTAATTGATCGCGAGGGTCTTTACGCAAGCCAAGCTCTCTAGTGCCAATGGCTGTGATGTCTGCAAGGTTCTTAACATTAGACTCTGTGGATTTCTCAAAAAGTCCATAGGTGGCTATTGCAGTTGTATCGGACACGCTGTAGGTACTTGCATATCCTGTGCCATAGCGATAGATCAGGCTGTTACGGATTCGATTAGTGCCAGAGGTTGACCTAAGAGAACTAGGGGTTGCAAAGGTTCCATCGATTATCTTATATCCATTAGCCGCTAAATAAACACCGCGATGATCTGCATCGTCATAATTGATATTTCCTGCTCTATCTTCATAGACTTGACCTAGTGCGCTAGTGGCAATCTGATCTGCAAGGGTCTGGCTTTTAGCCGTGGCACTAGCTGCTTGACTTATCATTGTGTAGAAACCTGCATCGACTGTACCGACATAATTCTCAGCCATCGACCAAGTGGTGTTTACGATTGTGCCATCTGGAAGGTTAGTTGACGGATATAGCACCCATGCGTAAGCAGGGTTTGTTTCTTCCCATGAGCCTAAAAGTGCATCATCTAAAATGGCAGCAATCTGTGCCCCATCTAAGCCTTCTGCAAGTGCTGTGTTGTAGACAGTTTTATTAAGTTTGACTAAGTTACCAATGCCTAAGATTGTGCCAGTCGTTACAAAGCCAGCATCTTCTGGGCTTCTGACTCCGATGTTGAAATCTGAAACCGTACCGCTCCACACCATGATTTCACTAGTAAAGATACCTGCTACCAGCAAGGTAATTGGATCAGCTAGATTGATTGTAAAGTCTGCCCCAGTTGTATTGACGATCTCAATTTTGCAATAACCAGCACTAGATTGTCTGTCAATATCTGTGCGACCTGTGGAGTAACTTATGGAAGTTACTGTTGTGTAAAGATCATCTCCGACAATAACTTGCCACGAAGGATCATATGCTGGCATTACACGAACCTCAAAGTGCCACGGCTAACAGCATCGTTAAGCACTTGGTCGATGGCTGCTGCAATAGCGTTAGGGTCTCCGATGCCTGTTGTCACATTGATAGTAACACCTGGTGGTAACTGTGAGCCTGATCCATTATTCCCCATGCCTGCACCTGATCCACCTGAATCAACAGGCAAAGTGACAGGAATATCAGCACCTACATTAGGCACATAGCCGCCTAGTTGATCCTGTTGCTCTGGGGTTAGCCCAGCAAAGAAATCTCCAGTGCTTACGCTGGCAGGCAGATTAGCGGTTGCATTAGCAACACCAGCTGGAGTAGATAGGTTAGGCGCGGCTGGCGTAGATCCAATTAGTCTTAACAATGCAAGGGCAGTATTAAGGTTATCAATATCAATAAGAGCCTTAGGTTGGATACCTTTAAGGATGTCGGCAATAGTTTGGACTGTTGCTTTTTGTCCGTTGAGTTGTCCTAAGATTTCAATATCTTTATTAAGCTTAGCGGTTGCAGCTTCAATGGCCTTAGCATCTCCCGAAGCAATAGCCTGTTCTAGATCATACATAGACTTTTTGACATTTAAGCGTTGAATATCATTAGAGATAGCCAATACTTGAGCTGCGTTAGTGGCTTTACCTAGTTGTTCAGCCTGAGCAATCTGGGCTGCTGCCAGTTGGATCGCATCCATGTCAAAGATGTTGCCACCCTTGCCTAGTGCTAATTGTGCTTTCTCGATTGCAAGTTTATTTTTATCGGCTGCTACTTGCTTGTTCTTTAATGCTAAAAGTTCTTTGTTACGCTTAACAGCTGCTGCTTCTAATTTAGCCAATGCGCTTTGCTGTTGTACCTGTGTAAGAGTAAGTTTCTTTTCTTCTTTTTGAGCAGGACTTAAAGTAACTCCAGCCTGTTTACCTGCAAAACCCATAAAGATTTGACTAGGCAGATTCTTTAGATTCTTGATAAGATTTGGAATAACACCAAGTGCTGCTCCTGTAGCCACAGTAACTTTAGCGATAGCTGTTGCGATAGTTTCAATAGCAGTTGCTGCATCACTAGCCTCAGTGCCTCCACCAATACGAGCAAAGGCATTTACTAGGCCGCCACCAATAATCTCAGAAGCATTACCAGTAGCAATGCTGAGAACATTCATTTGATAAGAAGTAGAGCTTAGATAGTCCTCAGCTGAGCCAGCAGAGCGAGCAAGCATTACGCTTAAAATGTCAGAAAATGATTTAGATTGTAATTCTGCTCTAGTTAATCCTGTGTTGTATTTAGCAAGACCTCTAGTGACTCCTACATAACCTTTAGCCAGATCGCCTGAGACTGTGGCTAAATCAATGCCAGAAGCACGGCTAATCTGTATTGCATTGTTAAGCAATTCCTGAGACTTTGTAAGGCTCCCAGTAGTTGTCAGCAAAGATTGAAAGGCTGGGCGAAGTACATCATCTGCAATGGCGGCTGACTTTTCTAGATTTCGTATGTATTCTGCAATTCCAGGATTAGCAAAGCCAATGCCTAAATTTTCTACAGCCGTTGTCAATCGTCTAGCTGCTGCTTCATCAGCTGCAAAGGCTTTAACTGAAGCCTTGCCGTAGGCGATAATTGCAGAAGTACCATAGGCGAGACCTACAGCACCTGCTAGTTTTTTGACATTGCTAGTAAGTTTCTGGGTTGCTGTGTCTGCTTGCTTGAATGCCTTTTTGCCAGTGAACTCGGCGGCTATGTCAATCTTTACATCGGCTGCCATTATTTCACCTTCAATCTTGATTCTAGTTTGTTTTTAGAATTTTCAATAGCTTTAATAACTGCTGCTTGTGTTCTTCCTTGATCCTCTGCCCAAGCACGAAAGATCGCACGACCTTTCATCTTATTGCTGGCTCGTCCTGCTTGTCCTTCTTTGCGAACATAGGCATTGACTATTTGTCCTGTTTGATTCATTGCGTCAATAAATTGTTGCCCTGCATACGGATTGTTGCTCATTGATTGATCTTTAGAACCTGAGCGAGTCATCTTGCCAAAATTCTCATGTCGAGGAGCAACCACTTTAGACATAGGAGCTTGTGGTCTGCCTTGAGGATTCTTTCGACCAGCAGTTTCATACATTGAACCAGCAATGGAAGCATTGACAATTCGAGCTAATGATCTAAAGCCCGAGCGATTGGGCTTTGATGGTGTTGTCTTATACCCAATCCCACGCTTTGCCTCAGATGATGACCAAACACGATTAGACCATGCACCTTGTTGATTGCTATTAGCCCAGCCACTTAAAGGTGCAGTAGAAGGTATAAATCCCCGAGCTTTAGCAGTAATTGGCTTCAAGATTGCAGCTAATTCTTTTTGTGTTTCTTTAGCAAGATCTGGAGTAAATTCTCGAAGAGCCTTACGGAGTTCAACGCCGCCCTTTACGCTTGCTGGCATCGCTAACCTCCTTCCCTTCATCCTTTAGACCCTGAACTAGAGCATCTAGCATGGTCCTGTCTAATTCCAATAAATGCTGTGGCGCGATTCCCAATCTAATGCTTAGCCTAGCAATTAGATAAGTGAACGGAAGATCGCGCTTTAAGCTAAAGGGTCTGAGTCCTCGACTGAAACACTTTTAAGTGTCTCAATAAACTCAATCCCAAAAGGCTTAACACTCTCACCTGGAGTGCGTCGAGTAATTTCCCAAGCAAGCCAGTACACCGAGGTCTGCATCTCGTCATCGCGAAACGCTTTATGGAAGCCCTTTTTAGCGTATTGTTCAAATGAGTACTCCACTGCTGGAGTGATCTCTCCTTCTAATACGCTTCCATCTGTACGAACTATCTTTAGTCTTGCCATGAGTTTGCCCCTTTGTTTAGTTTTTTAGAATGGTGCTGTAGTTGATACTGAAACTGTTGAGTTAGCAGTAAATGTGATTGACTGTGTGCCCATATCGCCAACAGCACCGTTAATGTCTGTTGTGTTATTGACTAGCAATGAGACTGTGTAAGTTGGGTTTGTAGCAGAAACTGCTGTTCCCTTTGTCTGAATGAAGATAGCTGTAACAGTTGTACCCCATGCAGCTTGTAGTGTTGCCAATGTCTTTGTTGCTGCTGTGTCATTCAAGAAATCGATAGTGACAGTTGATGCTTCCAAGCCCTTAACGAACTTGTGTGCTGTGTCGCCCATCGCTGTGACTTCTAGCTCATCGAATGTGCGGTTGATTGTTACTGCTGTTACTAGGTCTGAAAGATCGACAGAGTTGATCTTCACGCCGACCAAGTTATTTAGAAATACAGCCATGAGATTATTCCTCGTCTTTCTTAGTAGTTACTGGCTTAGGTGTTGATGGTGCAACCTGTCCGATCTTGATCAGAAAGGCCTCGTTCTCTTTTTCCCAATCGGACATAATTAACTCCAACTCGTAAGGATTGATACGGACATCTCACAGCTGAGTAGGTCACCCGAAGCAGCGTTGAGAATACTTGGTGCGCTTATCGCGCTTACATTATAGACGAGAGATGATGCTGCAAGCTTTGCGAACACGCCACAGACAGTATCTTCAATGCCGTTTAGGTTTCCTTCATTGTCAAATAAAGGCACAGTCATAATAATTTTAAAGTTAGCCATTGGGCTGATAGTAATGTGCTGGTTATTGCTAGGAGTCAGATAAGGGTCATCTGGAGACACGATAACGGAGTTAGCAAGAACTGTGGCAGGCGGGAAAGCAAAGACTTGGTATTTGGTGTTATCTACTAGCGCGGTCGCTAAAGTAGTGCGGAGTGTAGTTATCGCTACTGGAGGCATTAGCCCACCATTGAGCGAGGGTCTAGCGCGTGTGCAATCAATCCTCGCACCTTAGCGAGAAGCTGTGCGCTCATTCGGTAAGGGCTTGGCTGGAAATCGACAGCATTTGAGCCGCTTAAAGTTGCGGTGCGTGCTTGCCAAATTTCTACAGATATCATAAGAGCCGCGTTCTGGATACTTTCGTCTGTTGTCCAGTCTGTGTAAGTTGTTGTCGCTACAGTGCCGTAAGGATAAATAGGATGCTTAGCCTTTGCAGCTGCATGATCTGTAGTTACAGTTATTGAATAATCGCCCATTGCAGTAATTGTCTTGACTCCATTATATGAAGAACCTGAATTACTGATCGTTACGCTTTGACCTACATAAAAAGTTTCTTTAACTGGATCATTAAAAAATAAAGTGCCTTTGCCTACGACATTTTCGTGAGCAACTGAAAACCACTTAGGAGCCCATAGCATTGGAAGAAGGACTGCATCTGCTGCATCACATACAGATTGGAGGGTGGCATCTGTATACAAAGTACCCACTCCAAGGGTTGTACGGAGTTCTGAGACTGTTGTAAGTGCCATGATGTCCTTTCTAAAGACTCAGGGGAGTAGAGGGCTACTACTCCCCTGAGTGACTTAAGTGTGGCTTACGCCTTGTTGTTCTTGAACGCGCCTGCTCCGACCTTAGTTGCAATCGCACCAAAGCCATAGTAACCAATTGTTACCTGTCCTGTTGCAGTTGTTTCTGCGCGTAGGCGGAAAGTTGGTGACTCGTACCATGTGTACGCATCTGGGTTCACAATAAGGATTGATCCGTCTGTGTCTGTGCCTGATGCTGTGTTTGGTGTTACATACAGATTTAAGCCCGCTACATTTCCCTGAAGCGCTGTAGGTGCTACAGATCCTCCGGCATTTTGCGGTTGGCTGGCTGTGTAAATTGGGCGTCCTGCATCGTTCAATGTCATGATGTTTGACCACTGTGAAGTGTTGACGATCATGTTACGAGCAAATGGGTTTGCTAGTCCAAGTGTTGCGTTATAAACAGAAGCTGCACCGCGAGCAACAACTCCAAGAAGTTCTGCTGCTGTTGGGTAAGTTACTGTAGTTGTTGCATCAAGTGATGCACCTGAAATGATGGCTGCATTTACTGCTGCATCTGTAGCCTTTGCATACGCTGCGCCCATGTTGCGTACTAGTTCATCAAAGAACGCTGGTGATGTACGATCTAGAAGTTCAACAGAAAATGTCTGTTGTCCAGCGTACTTCTTAACAGTTACTGACAAGAAATCTGATGTCATATCTGTGTCTGAAAAAGCATTACCTTGTGCTGTTTCTGCAACAGTTGGCATTGCTGTGATTTTTGGAATCTCGAATGTCATACCTGCATCTGGAAGCACTCCACGAGTAATTGCTTCGATTGATGGGCGGATTGTTGTTCCGAGTGGGTTGATAATTTCTGACAACTGGCGTGTTGGAACAAGTCCAGGGTTATTGACTGTGCTATCTGCTGCTAATAGGTATTGACGAGCTGACTCATCACCTAATGCTGCGCGAATTGAGTTTTCTGCATACTTAGCTGCTGTCAATTCGATGCGTGGCTCTGTGTAGTATGCTGCTGAAACAGTTGGGCGAGCAGCTTCAACCGCTGGTGCTTCAACTGGTGTTGCTTCGACTGCTGGAGTGGTGTTTTCCACGGTGGCTGTCTCGCTTTCTGTTGGTTGGATTGTTTCTTCTACAGCAGATTCTTCTGCTGCAATATCAGTAACCTGAGCAGATTTAAAGGCTGGCTCTGTTACTAAACTTACTTCGACCAAGCGAGCAGCGGATACATATGTCACGCCGTCCTTGATCTTTGACTTTAGGACTTCTGCTCCGATTGACAGACCGCTCTGCAATCCTTCTTCTGCAAGGATTAGTGCTTCTGTACCGCGCTGTGAGCGACTGACAGAGAATACTGCGTTGATTGCATCTTCTGACTCGCTGAATGAGACCATGCGACCTAGAGGCTTCTTTGTGTCATGCTGACTAAGCAATTTGATTGCTTTAGGATCTGCAATGTCAATCGATCCAGAGGCAAAGATTACCTTGCCCATATTGGTTGATCCTGCTTCAACATTGAGTGGCACAATCTTGCCTGATACTGTGCGACTTGCTGAGTCTGCTGTTAAATCAACAGAGAAGGTAACTACTTGGTTCATTGCATACCTTGGCTTCCATTAGGTGTTAGGTCAGTCATTTCCATAGCCTGCTCCTGGGTAATTAGGTTAAGGCTAAGCAATTTTTCAATTACTGCTAATTCTTGCATTGGGTCTGTGCGCAAGAAGTTTTTATCAATGTCAAACTTAACAACATTGCCACGAGCAGTAATATCATCCATAGATAGACGATCTTCGATCGCTGTAATAAATGGCTGTAAAGATAGTGTCAAGAATTGCTTACGCTCATCTTGCACATTTGCATAAGTCATGGAGTTATTTTGATCTGCTGAGACATAGTAAGCAGGTACATTGCATAGACGAGCGATCTCTGTAGCAAGATTAAAGATTGCTTCTCCGTACATCATGTCTTTAGGTGAGAAAGAGACTGGGTTATATTCTAAAGTAGAAGTTAAATAAGCAGTGCTGCGATTGTTGCGCGCTTGCTTCCATGCAGCTAGTAAACCAGAGACTTCTTTAGGATCTAGATCAGCACCAGTATTTTTAATGTAGCCAGTTGCCATTGGTGTTGATGCTGCAATAGTTGCTGCCTTCTGGACATCAATAGCGGCGCGAATTGTTGAAGTCCCAGTGTTAAGAATGCCATCGCCTAGAGATTGAAAAGTAACGAGAGATCCCAATCCGTCCATTGGTAAAGTAGTTCCATCAACTGCATAAGATTTTACAAAGACATTATCTTTGTCAAGTGTTGCAGTTACTCGGCTGTTAGCAATCCACTCAAAGCGAGAAGGTCTGCCATCTTCCTGATAGACCTCAACAACTTTCCAGAATGCTTGACCATAGAATAAAAGTGAATCAACAGTCCACGCGATAGTTACAGATCGTGGCTGTGAGTAAGAAGGTTGCTCTAACCAAGCAGGTGAGCCAAGTTCTTCATTTGTAGATTTCTTGTAAAGCTCTAAAGGAATTGCTCCGATAGTTCCTGCTAAAAGGTTTCTGCATCGCATAAGTGCAGGGACTGAGATGGCTTCATTTCTGCCAACATAGGCAAACTGAAATGGCATTGCATAAGGTGAATACTCACCAAGAACCTGCGGAGCCGACTGAGCTTGTAATTGTGGCTTAGACTCTAGGCCAAATGCTTGCAGTAATTTACCCATAGACAGAAAGTGTAGCATTTGTCAAGCAAATAGACAATGTGCTAGAGCGTGTCTAAGTATAGATTTGGGGTTTAGGCTGAGGAATCATCAACTTGCTAACACACATTGCTAATCCAATCGGCGCGCTAATATCGCCGCTGCTGCGCCTTTTTATGATACGCCACGCGGAGTCATTCGTTTTAGCGGCGGTATTTTGAAATTGCTCTATAAGTTCTTTCTGCCCATTGTGAACGACCCTGAGGTTGGTCAATCCTTCCAGCAAGTCCCCACAAGCTTTGTAGAACTGCTGACCTGAAACATCCTCGACCACAACTCCAGCATTGGCTAAGCGATCTGCGATTGTCTGAGTGGCATACTTGTCATAGCACACCAGCCGTGGTTTATATATGTCACACCACGCCTTTATACTTGCCGCCATCTTCAACTCATCGATAGCAACTTGAGAGCTGTAAGTCTCCAAGATCCCGATGCCAATCCGTCCGTCAGGAAGCAATTGACCAGCGGTTAGACTTCCGTTTCTACGAGACGGACTGACATCGAAACCAAATATAGTATAAGCCCCTACTGCCATTTCCAGAGTGCTATCTGAACTGTTTTCAAGTATCTCTGTGCTGAATGGACAATTTAATGCACTTATCCATTGGCACAAGGTTTCCGTGCGAGCAGCATCCACAGTTGAAGATGCAATAGTTTCCTCAATCGCTTCTACGCTGATTAGGTAGCCCATCGATGGATTCGCAAGTGCCCATGCGTTTCTATCCCAAATGTCGCAAAAATCAGGTGCAGAATACTCGTAATAACCAAGACTCTTAGGCGGATAGTTTTTACAAGCCTCGTGCAGTGAATTTAGTTCAATGGAATATGCATCACCAGCATTGCTAGTAAATAATCGCTGGCTGTTCATTCTTGCTAGCGTTACGCTTTTTGCAGCATCCATGGCGGCTGAGCTGACCTCGCGTAATTCATCAATCCAGAGAAAATCTGCGGTTCTTCCACGCGCTCCATCGGATGTCGCTGCTGCCACTTCGAGCTGCGCTCCGTTAGCAAGGATTATCCGTTCATCGCCATTCGTGCGCCGAATACCCTTTTTAGGATCTCCATCTTTGAGCTGCGCCCTCATCCAATCATTTCGTTCGATGATGTCTGCCATGATGTTAAAGGACTTCATTGCCATAGCTCTATTAGAGGACATGATCAATATGTCTTTCTCACCAAACATAAACAACCCTGCTAAACAGCGCATACGCGCTAGATGGCTCTTTCCTGACTGCCTAGCAATAAGCAGCAGGTTCGTCTTACGAATAAACATATGATTCTTGTCCACAGTACACATGTCATTCAGGATTAGTTTTTGCCAGTCCAATAAAGGCTGCCCAATGCGCTCAGCCAACTCAGCAATCTGTGTGCCTTTAGTTTCGCCCTTCAACCATGGGCTGTGAAGCCTTGGTTTGAGTGCCCCTCGTAGGGGTTTGCCTTTTTTGGTCTTAGTTGTCATTGACTCGGACTAGGTCGGGTCTTAAAAGGACTATCCAGCATCGTTTCGGACTGTGTCAGGGAGAGATCGGAAGAAAAGACAGGGGGGGTAGCCGTCTGTGCTAAAAAAACACCCTCATTGAGCGCACCTTTGCGTAGATTGCATGACTTACACAGCACTCTTAAATTATCGAGGCTGTGGTCTCCACCTACCTTGCGAGGTATGATGTGATCGATGTGCATCTCGCCCTCATCTGTACCACACAATTGACAAGCTCTGCCATCACGCATGAACACACGCTGTCGCTGCTCGCGATAACGCCTACTGTTCAGCTTGTCTAATGCCATCCCTTAGCCTTCCAATGATCATAAGCCTTGCATGGCGTTGAGTACCTATGCTTAATGTAGCGTAAGCCCCACTCTACTTGCTGTATTGGTGTAGCTGTTAATAGCCATTTAGATCTACCTTGTGGAATACCTGCATGACTACCATTTACTGCTTTAGGATTCCATGCACTCTCTTTACCATACAAAGCTGCAATGCATTTGTATTGTTTAACATCTCCTAATGAGTAATATGCATATTGCTTAGGAGTCATAGATATATCATTTAGATTTGTAGAACCTGCTTTTGGCATTAAGCATAGAGATCCCACTAATGCTATTAGCACCCCACGCGCTATCCGCTTCAGCGGCGCGTGTTGAGCCCCTGAAGGGCTCTGCCTAAGTAGCATACTCGCCTTGTCAAATCCATTTACATAAGTGCTGGTCAAAGCGGTGTGTCGCATTGGAATAACTCCTTTGTTATACCCTGTGGATAACTTCTGTGGATAACTATTTATCCGTTGTATAGAAGCCCTTGCCCTTGAAGTGAATAGCCGAAGCTGTAAAACCTTTGATCATGGGAGCATTGCATAACTGGCATGGCACTAGTGGTCTACTGTCGAATCCATGAGTGACTTCTTGAGATAGATTGCAGGATTGGCATCGGTAGTCATAGGTTGGCAAGTTAAGCATCTCCTGATCATGTAAGACCCACATCCAGAGCATCGGTCTATGTCTGCCTCTGTGGGTTGATTGTCTAAGTGACCGTATTTAAGTTGAAGTAGTGGTAAAAGATCGCCTAATCGGATCACGCAGGCATAATCCTCTGCGTTTTCTCCTTGTCCGTTGAGACGCATGACAGCAAAGCCTAATTCCCCCGAAATGGCTGTGCGTGCCTTGTATTGTCGAATGTATTCTAACGGCTGAAATGAGGCGCGGGCCTTAATTTCTGCGTCAAAAGGGACATTGTGAATATCTTTACCACTACCCCTTCCCACACATGCGTTGGGCCACCAAGTCGATAGGTACTCAGCTACTACGCGCTCTGTGCGGAAACCTCTGTGCTTTCTTGCTTGACTAGCCATTGACTGCTTTGCATTTAGCGCATTGCCATGTAACAATGCCGTTGACTGAGTCAGATGATATTTCTTCTAGCTCTCTAATCTGCACTGGCTCATTGCACAGCTGACAAGCGATAAAGGCTGACATAAGATCAAGCCATTCACCATTTATTTTAATTCCTACATGTCCCATTATACTCTCGCTTTCTGTGGATGCCATTTACCATCACTGCCTATGTTGTACCAGATAGCATCGCACTTAGGCTCGCCACCTTGATGATTGATAATGGTGCATTGATAGCCACCCCATGCGCGTCCGTTCTTCTCACCTTCGCGCCACTTCATGTGTCCATGCTTGCATTGTGGTGCTTCTTGTGCTTCACCTGTACCTAGTATGTCCTGCACCAGATCTAGAGCTTTGTCTAGCGTTACTGGAGCATCTACGACCTTCATGTATTCATTGACTGGAGTTGTCCAATAGTCCTGCACATCTGCAACAGCAGGCTTGACAGGCTTTTGTGCTACTACCTTGCTCATCTCTTCGCGGCTTGGTCTCTTTCCTTTAGGAGCATAACCTGCATTTGCAAGTGCTCTGCCGATTGCCGAAGTCTCACAATTCTCCAGTGCTGAAGTCTGATTGACGCCTCGACTAGTAACTGTCTCTTCAGCGTACCCTGTTGCCCAAGCAACGCCATCGCTAGCATCTTTGTATAGGTACGCTTTAACAATGTATCGAGAAGCCTCGACCACTTCCAACTCAGTTGCAATACGAAACGAAGGATAATCCTTAATAAACTTTTCAAGTCGAACCTCCACTGGTTCATAGTCGGCTAAATTAAACATAGAGTTCGTTCTCCTCTGTGGCTAGTTGTCCAGCCAGTGCGCCATAACTGCATAGATCAATCCAGTTGTCTATGTGCTGTGCAGATTGATTAGTCCTAGCCAGTTTAACCAATACCATAATGCCTGCCACCTGATAATCATGGATAGGCATCTCTAAGTATGCACTAAGCAGCATGGCTGTGTGTTCTAGGTTGTCGGCAGGATGTCCATACTGAAGCCCACGATCTCTAATTGTGTCGGTGGCTGTTAGTAAGATTTCATTGGCTCTCATTTATCCGCCAAGTTGCGGCCTAGATTGCGAGCCTTGTGCCAGCCTTCTCTGCGACCATCCTTAAAACCCTGTGAATACCATAGAACATTGGAAATCAAAAGCAATCCAATCATTCCTATAATTACTACTGAGTTAATCATTGTGTACCTATCTGTAGCAGTGCCCTTGACTGCTTACAGACTTAGAGTCTCATGCCTGTCTGACAATGTCTAACACATTTAGGTAACGAAACGATAACGATTATCTAGGTCTGCCGTATGACTTTCCAGAAACAATGAATGTGCCATCCTTTTCAATGTTGATTAGATCAACCTGAACCTTAGATCCATGCACATACATAATGGCAAAGGCTTGCTGCCAGTTCGCCACGCCCTTTGTGTAAGCAGCCTGCTTAAAGTCCATGAGATTACCTACCTCTACACCATGCAGAACACGCCCTATGCGGCCTCCAGAGGCCTCTGAGAAGGCCGAACGCCCTGCTCTGTGGGTATGACCTGAGATAACATTCTTCCCATGCCTACGAGCCGCTTCTAGGGCTGATAAGCCCCCCTGTGGCTTTATGGGTGTATGGTCACCATGTACAGCAATCCAGTTAGGTGCAATAGGCATTGGGTTCTTATGAAAGGTTATGCCTAGTTCATCAAACTTCATAAACTTCTCAAAGCGCAGCTCTGGCAGTGCACCGAATGCAGGCACTTTAGCCATGATGATGTTATACA